GACCATAGTCCTGTAGGAATAATAGTAATTGAGCCGCCACCTGCTGATATAGGAGCTGGTGCTGTAATAGTGTTAATAGTAGTTGTACCTGATACAAACGCTATAGGTGTAGTAGGTGCTATTGTAGCAGCAGAAGCTATGGTAGGTGCAGCAGCAGTATAACCAGTAATAAGTGGAGCTAACCTTAAACTTGTGCAAGAACTATTACCTATTGTTACCTCATTAGACACTGTTGCTGATGATGCAGCAGCGTTATAACCTATGATGATGTTGTTAGAGCCTGTGGTTAGGTTGTTAGTGCCAGAGTAGCCTGCAGCCACACCTAATAATGTGTTTTGAGTTCCTGATGTAATGGCAGAACCAGTATTTTGTCCAATACCTGTATTTAATTGACCTGTAAGAGTACCACCTAAAGCATTATAACCAACTGCTGTACAATAATTAACATTTACTGTAGCTCCACCCATAGCAGCCCTACCAATTGCTACATTTTGAAATCCAGTTGTTAATGTAGTTAAAGCAGCCATTCCAATAGCAGTATTATCACCACCTGTTGTATGTGAATTTAAAGCAGAAACACCAAGAGCTGTATTTCTATCTGAAGTAGTAGCGTTTGATAACGCCTGATATCCCACAGCAGTATTATTAGTACCTGTTGTATGGGCTCTTAATGCTTGATACCCAATTGCAGTTAAATTAGATGAAGTTGTATTTAATAATAAAGCCTGATATCCTATAGCCACATTACCACTTGCTGTCGTATTAGCATTTAAAGCCTGATATCCCACTGCTGTGTTGTTACCACCTGTAGCTAATGTTGCTACTGGTACTGTGAATCCACTACCTGTTCCACCGATAGATGCAGCAGGAGCTGTGAGTACTGTTGTGGTGTCTTTAAAGCCTACGCCAGCACTTGTAATAGTGACTGTAGTGACTGCTCCACCTGCAACAACGATAGTAGCTGTAGGGTAAGTAGTAGCTGTAGAACCACTAGAGAGAGTCATTACGACACCAGTGTATGTTCCGTCAGTATAACTTGAGCCACCTGTGATTGAACCTAGAGTTGCTACTGCTGATGTGTTGTTAAATAGTGCTTGATAACCTAATGCAGAATTGTTAGAGCCTATTGTGCAATTATAATTAGCTGCTTCACCAACTATAGTATTATTAGCTCCTGTAGTATTATAATATGAAACATAAGCACCAATAGCTGTGTTATTACTGCTAGTAGTTGCACTATTTAATGCTGATATACCTATAGCTACATTTTGTGCACCTGTAGTTAATGAACCATTAGCAAGGTATCCAACAGCAGTATTGCTTGATGCTGTATTGAGATACAAAGCTCTATAACCCACTGCTGTATTTTGTGATGTTGTTGTATTTGAATATAAAGCTTGAAATCCTAATGCCGTATTTTGTTGACCTGAAGTAAGAGCAGTCAAAGCAGAATTACCTACACCTGTATTTTGCAATCCTGTAGCTGTTGCAGCTAATGCAGAAGCTCCCAATGCAGTGTTAGTAGTAATATTACCACCACCCAAACCAATAGTTAGTAAAGAGATAGTAGAATTACTTGTTCCAAATGTAGCTGCTATGCCTGGTACTCTTAGTGATGTTACAGATGCGTTTCCTAGTGTTATTTCGTTAGATACTGTAGCAGAAGAAGCTGCTGCGTTGTATCCGATAATAGTGTTGTTAGAACCTGTGGTTAGGTTGTTAGTGCCTGAGTAGCCTGACTGAAATCCTAGTAAAGTGTTATTAGTTCCTGAAGTTACTGCTTGACCTGAACTAAATCCTACAGATGAATTTCCACCACCAGTGATAGCACCAGCTAATGCAGAGTTACCTACGGCAGTGTTATTAGAAGTTGTAGTGTTTTGGTATAAAGCATATATACCCATGGCTGTGTTACCTGAGCCTGTTGTATTACCATTTAATGCTATATAGCCTATTGCAGTATTGCTTCCACCTGTAGTATTAGCTTTTAATGTTTGATTACCAAGAGCAGTATTGTTTGTACCCGTAGTATTTAATTGTAACGATTGATAACCAAAAGCATCATTAATACCTGTAGTATTAGTTGTAAGTGCTTGGTATCCAACAGCAGTGTTTTGGTTAGTATTACTTGCCGCAGTACCTGTTCCTGTACCCACTCCAGTTGCAGTGAATGTTAATCCTACTGTGTTAGCAGATGCACCTATAAGAGTGAAGTCTGTAGTGCCGATAGAGATAATAGTGTATGCGATACCTACTACAAATGAGCCAGCAGTTACGGATTTGCCTGAGTTAGTTAATGCAGACCATCCAATAGCTGTGTTAAACTGCCCTGTAACATTTAATGATAATGCCGATGTACCAAATGCACTATTATAAATACCAGTAGTGTTTTTACTAAGTGATTGCTGACCAAATGCAGAATTACCAGCACCTGTAGTATTAGACTGTAATGCTAAATATCCAAAGGCGTCTACTCCACCAGTAGTGTTAAGCTGTCCAGCTTGTCTACCAAAAGCAGTATTATTATTTGTAGTATTAGTAACTAATGCACCTACACCCATAGCTGTGTTATTAATTTGTGTAGTAACTGCTGATAATGTTAAAGCACCTACAGCAGTATTAGTACCACCTGAATTAGCTAATAGTAAAGATTGGTAACCTATACCTGTATTATATTGAGCAGAAGTATTAGCAGGTAAGGCTTGATAACCTACAGCAGTGTTAAATCCACCTGTATTGGTAGCAGTCATAGCACCATTACCAACAGCAGTATTACTTGCTACAGCACCACCACCCTTACCTATTGTTAATCCTGATATAGATGCGTCATTAGCTGTGGTAACTGTTGTGCCGTTAAAGGTAAAGTTAGCAGAGTCATTTACAGCACCGTCTGTAGTAGCATAAGTTACACGACCTGATGTTAATGCACCTGTAGAAGTTACAGCTTTTCCAGCAGGGTAAGTACCAAATACGTCTTTAGTACCAGCACTGAATGTTACAGCACTACCTGCGTTAGATGAAGCAAGGACAGTTGTTCTAGCTAATGTACCTGCAGCTACTGTACCTAAACCTACTTCCCATTCTGACCCTGTAGGTGTAGAAATAGTGTAGTAAGTAGTATTACCATTGCCAATAGCTGTGCTAAATGACTGGTAACCTGTAGTAGCACCTGCAAGCGTAAGCGTGCCTGTGCCAGTAGTCGTAGAGGTCTCTTTAACCCTATCCTTTATTACTAAAGCCATTTATATTCCTTTATCGTTTAACGTTTAACGTTAAGTATTAAGCTAATTGTACTGAAAGGTTGCCTGTAGCAATCTTAAATACGTCACCAGAAGTAATAGCTTTGCTAACGTCTAATGGTGTGTAATAAAGTAAGTTTCCTGCTGTAGAAGCGTCTCTAATAGCAAGCCAACCTACTGTTCCCCATGTACCAGTTGCTGTTGGGAATGTAACGTCTGCAGAATTAGTAGTTACACCGTCTGAAGGTGCAGCAAATGTTACTGACTGTCTAGCATAAGAACCACCAGAAACTTCTGTACCAGCGTCTGCGTCTGTAGGGTCACTAGTATATAAAGCTACATATACTGTTGTAGGTGCTGTATAAGCTGTTGCTCTTAAAGTTACGTTGATTAAAGCATTCTCGAGGTAATTCGAAATTTCGGACATAAATATTACTCCTGTATAAATTTATTGCTTTTAGTTAAATTTTCTAATTCTAATATTATTTGTAAATTGGAAGGTATATGAAGTCCAGACACTAATTTACCCCTTAATGGAATAATATGGTCTACGTGATATTTTCTTCCTTCAATATTACTTTTGCGTTGTGCTACTTCATATATTTTTTGTATTTCTATTTTGTCAGACCATATAGGCATGCGTAATAACTTTGTTGCTCTTTTTCTGGCTGACTGTTCTAATACTTTACTAGGGTTTTTTAATGCCCATTCTTTTATTTTAAATCTATTATTTTCCTGAAACTTTGGATTACTTTTATTCCTATGGTAATAATTTTTAGATGCTATATTTAATTTATCTTTATTTGCATCATTCCATTTTTTAATAGCTTTTTTTACTTTTTCAGGATTTTTTAAAACATATCTTTTTTGTGCAGCTGTAATCATGTTACAATTATACCATATTACCTAGTAGCTAGTGATATAACCATTGGTGCTGAAGGATTTTCACCAGCATCGTCTGAAATAGTAAGAGAATTTAAACCCCTATCATAAAGACCTTGCCAAGTTACAATACGAGAATCGTTAAGTAAATAAGGTTCTGCCTCACCTAAACTTGCATATAACAATAAATCTGGGCAGTTAGCAAGGAAAGCATTAGATGAATTTGTAGAGCCTAAGTATGTAGGTGCACCGTAGTAAACCATTTTAAGAGTGTATGCAGTGTCTGGGATAGGTGCAAATTGAAACTCTTGACCCATGACTGTGTAGAATTTTGGTGCTCCACTGTCTGCTGTAGAAGCCTTTGTGTTTCTAAAAAAGTTACTTGGGTTTTGGTAAACAAGTGTTTGAATTGGACTTGACTCTATATGTAAATCACGAATTTCTAAGAAGTCTGTAGGTAATGCTACAGTTGGGTCACTAGCTGCAGTAAGAGTAGTTACTACTTTTAACATAGGTCTAATACGCAAGTCACGTCTTAGTCTATTTTCTGCTAACTGAATAAATAATGGGATTTGTGATGTCAAATCTGTACGAGCCAAGTAGTCGGCTATTGTAGACTGGAGGTCAGTATAGTTTGTTATCATTAAATTCTTCCTGTGCGGGTTCTAAATGCTCGGTTGTCTGGGTTGTTTAGCCATGCTTTAAATCGTGGCATATCTATGACAGTTAATCCACGAGTAATACCTTGTTTCTCTAATTCTTGGAATACTACTAATGGGATAGACGCTACCTTGTTACCAAAAGAATGGTCACTCCAGCG